TGCAGTCGGTGCGGCGCTCGTGTCGCCTATCGCACACTTGCACGGGAACGTCTTACCGGCTTACTCGTCTGCACCAAGTCGTCGGGACGCGCGGTACGGCCGTGCTTTGACCCGTGGCCAAACGTGTATGATTTTCAAGTGACGCCGGATCGTTCGATCGAACCACCTCCGGAACCGCTGCCGGCGCGCTGGAATCTTGACGACATCTGGGGCAACGGGCCGAGTAGTGGCACGACGGCTGACTACGCCAACGCACCCGCAGCGGCTCCGGACGACGCTACGCGGCTTGCTGCGTTGCTGAGAGCGCCACCTTACTACGCCATGATCGGCAAAACGGCTTCGTTCGCAGGATTGCAATCACTGGCGCAGCCGGTAGCCAGTGAGGTTGCAAACCTTAACACGATACTGCCATCTGATTATGATGGTACTTTTATCCCGAGTTCGTCCATTCGCACTGTGACGCCACCGGATGCGAACTTACAGCTGTCTAACGTTCAACTGTACGACCCGGACCGGCCTGCAACGTTCGCGCCGGGATCCAGTATCTTAGGGGGTGGCGATGTTTTGGGGTAGGTTCTTGTTGGCTGCTGCGCTGCTTGCTCCGGTTGCGACGCTGGCGCAGACTCCGGGAGGTTTTTCGGACGGTGCGCCGTTATGCGCCAACGTACCAAATCCGAAATGTCCGGGGCAGACAACAAGTCTCAACGGTGCATTTGCAAAAAAGGCTGATTTTCCGCTTACTTTCCTGCCTCCGGTTCCTTTAACTCAGTTTCATTTTGGCATCGGTAACGCATCAAATTTGCTGACTGATACTGCGCTTGCCGGTGACTGCACGTACGGAGCGAGCGGTATTGTTTGCACGAAAACAAATAACATAGCTTTTGCGCCTTCGGCCACGACTGACACCACGAACGCGGCAAATATCGTCAGTGGGACGCTGCCGGTTGCTCGATTGCCTACAATTCCGCTGGCGAATGGCGGTCTTGGCGCGTCGCAGACCGCAGCCACGGCTAATCAAATTCCGGTTTTTCCGGGTGCTAGCGGTGCCGCCATACCAACTTCAGCTACGACGTGGTTCGATAACGCCTACTGCAACACGGTCGGGTTCCTGATCGTTCGCACTACGGGCGCATGGACATGTTCGCGGTCGATCGAGGCCAATGTGCAATGGTGGGGCGCGGTTGGGGACGACGCTACTGACAACTGCACGCCGTTTACGAACGCCTATAACGCGGTGGTTGCTGCCGGGAACGTACGGCTGCATATCCCGGCCGGCGTCTACGACACCACGTGTCTTCCGACTTTATCCACTAATAGCATCAGCCTTCAGGGTGACGGAGCGTTCGGCTCGGCCGGGGCCGGTGGGACTGTAATTAGAGACCTAAATACGACCGGAAATTTGCTCAATATTACGGCGCAGTACAACATAGTTTCAGATATTTACTTCTTTCCGAAAGTTCGCAAGACCTCTGGCTTTCAAATCGCCATTGGTTTACCGGCAGCGAATACAATGCTGTACCGGGTGCGAATTGACTTTGCCTTTAACGGCATCTCGATCGTTGATTCGTCAAGTACTAGACTTAAGGACGTGCAACTTCGGTTTTTACTTGGCGGGCAAGGGATAAACTACAGCGGAACTGCAGGACATGGCAGCTTTGGCGGGTATTTGGATCATACGCAGGCCGATAATCCTTACCCAGTCCGTGCGATCAGCAACGCCGATGTTAAAACTTGGGGCATAAGCACTGCTTTTAGTTCCGGTCAAGTTATTAATAACAGTGGCAACGTCTATCAAGAGACAGCAGCGACTTGTACGTCTTTAGGCTCTGGTACCGGACCGGCAGGATTCCCGAGCGGCAGCACTCCCGACACCGTCTTTACCAACACGATCGCTGACGGCACCTGCACCTGGAAGTTCGTGATGACCAACTCCCTGACGTGGGTGGTCAACGACAATTTCGGCTACTCGCTGACGATGATTTCCAACCAGCTGTTGGACGGCATCACAGCCTTTGCGATGCAGGACACGGCCAACACCGGATCCAGCTTTCCGGAGTTCTTCATCTCCTATGATCTTGAAACGGACCATTCTTTCGGGACAAGCATTGAACTTGCGGCAGGCTACAGTGCGCAGTTCACGCAGATGTGGTCCGGCTCAGGACTGACAGGTAATTGCGTTGTCGTCGACACTAACTTTAAAGGCGAAGCGGTTTTCAATCAGCCCCGTATTTCTGGCTGTGCTCAAAATGGTATGCTGATTCAGTCGGGACCGCTGAATACCGTCGTGACGGGCGGGTCAATTACGAACAACAGTGCCCAAACCAACAACACATTTCACGGTGTTTCGATTGCCAGCAATGCAAATCACGCGCTAATTGCAAGTAACCGTATCGGGGCCAATCCGTTTGGCGGGAACCAGCAAAATAGCGGCGTCTCGATCGGGGGTGGCACGTCGGATTTCATCGTCGTCAAGGGCAACGATCTTCAGGGCAACGTCACCAACGCTATCAACAATGGCGGGCCATCCGGGACGCACAACATCATTGAGGGGAACACCCCGGCGCAGTCTTGGTCGACTTTCGCTTCTGCACCGTCCTGCGGTTCGGCGACGATTACTAACACCACGTCGCACTTCAAGAACTCCGACCGGGTTACGTACGTAGAATTTGATTGGACCATCGCCGTCGTCGGCACGTGTACATCGATTTTGTCACTCACACTTCCGAATACGCCCAGCTCAAGCGGTGCGATCACCGGGCGGGAATCCGGTGGCGTGAACAACAAATCGTTCGTCTGTAACGTTTTGAGCGGCTCAGCGACGGCCACCTGTATTTATTCGGACGGTGGCGGGACGAGTTTCGGCGTCATCAACGAGCGACTGGTTGCCAGCGGGTTTTATGAAAGCGCTTCACCGTGACCGACACTGCCGCCACTGTAATCACCAAGGCTTTGCGCCTGTTCGGCATTATCGATCAGACGGAGTCGCCAACGGCTGCCGATTTGGCAAACAACGTCCCTGTGCTCAATGATTTACTGCGCAACGAACAAGCAGACGGTGCGTGTCAGTACCTGATCGGTCGCGTCACGGCTCAATTGCCGCCCGGCGTTTCGGGGTTCATTTATTCGTTTTCGATCGGTACTGGCAGCAATACGTACTTAGTGCAAAAAGACGCCGTTGCTGTACGTGCGATTTGGATGAATGACGTAAATTCAAACATAAACCGTGAAACCCGCATGGCGCCTAGCGCCGACGTAGTGCGGACGCTGCAACCGGGCATCATTACGAAGTGGCATCAGGAGCGACAGGTTGACGGTTCGGTACTGGTCACGGCGTGGCAGCCGCCACGGGCCTCTGCGCAGGCGCTCATTGAGTTTGGGGGCCGGGTGCCCCCATTGACCGACCCGACCGGCGCCGACCCTGTGGCCCTTCCTCCGGAGGGCGTGCACGATGCAGCGCTGTTGCTCGGCCGGCGTATCATGGGCTCTTACGGTCGGGTGCTTGCACAGAACGACCCGATCGTGGTTGATTCAGAACGTGTGAATAAACGCTGGAGAGACTGGGCAAGGGGTTGTCAATGGTTACGTCTAGTCAGATCATAAGTGACAGGCCACGAGATATTTGCGAAGTGTTGCATGATTTTTGCAATGCACAGCGCGAAAAGTACGGGCCGAAGTGGAAATTAGTGCTTGCACACAAAGCAAAATTGAAGCGCCTTACTTTGAAAAAGAAATGATCTATCCTTGGGAAAAGCCGTCGCCGGAAGTTCGCGCGATCCTTAAGCAATTCTGTGATATTCAACGCGAAAAATACGGACCGGATTGGAAACGAATACTGGCTAAAGAGATGACAGAAAAAACCGCTCCGGTGATCGACAAGCTTCTGAGTTTGGGGCGCCCACGTGGCAACAATTGATATTCTTGGAAGTTTCCAAGATCCCAATAACTTCGATCAGGGGGCCGCTAAGCTCGTAAACGTGCGCGTAGTGCCGCGCGACTCAAAGGAAGGCAAGCCGTCGAAAGTCCGATTCATAGGTGCTCCGGGCCTGGATATGGTCTGTCAACCAACCACTGCGGCATGCATTGCCATCAACCACGCACTCGGAACGATTTGGACAGGCCACGCGGACGGTTCGATATATCGCAGCGTCGAGACGGGCGCTCCAGTCCTCGCCGGCTTCGTCGCGGTAAACGCGGTTCAGCCGATCATTCGATTCGCAGAAGATCGCACAGCGTTATGCATCGCGAGCAACCGCAACACTATCAACGCAATGCTTGCCGGTACTGCTTACACCGCAACAATTGGTGGCGGCGTCGTGAACGCCGGCTTTGATGCGTCGATCAATTTCGATCCTTCAGCCGTCGCGGAACTCGACAACTTTACCGTATGGGCTGCAGCGTCGAATTTCTATGCCAGCCAAGATTCTAAAATGTTCAGTTCACTCCCACTGCAACCGGCAAATGTGCCGGGAACAAACTTCGCGACAAAGGAAGCACGAGCGGACAAGATCGTTGACTTGGCAGTGTCCGGCCGGATTTTGTGGCCGCTCGGTTCACGGTCTTTAGAACAGTGGTATAACCCCGGTTCAGCCACTGATTTTGCGTTCTTATCATACCCTAATTCGTTGATTTCTGTAGGATTGGCAGCGCGTCTTTCGCTTGCGGTGCTTCGCGACTTGATTGTTTTTGTTGCGACAGATCGTCGCATATGGGCGTGCACGGGTCAATCTGGGCAAGCAGTGTCGCCGATATGGGTCGACCTGCTTTTGCAAAGCCTCGCACTGGCGCAGCTCGCGACGCTTACGGCCTACGCATACGGACAAGGCGGGAGTGATTTTTACGTGCTCACGCTGCCGGGCATGTGGTCTATCGAACTGTCTTCAACCACTGGCGTTTGGTCCTATCGTAAGTCACCGGGCCGGCTGGACCACGCAGGGCGGTGTGCAGCGGAGCACGACGGCGGTGTTACGTTCGTCGGTCTCGACACCGGCCACGTGTGCACTCTGGACATTAACAACGTCACTGAGCCCGCTGGCACCCTCACGCGTGAGCTTAGAAGTCCGTGGGTTGGCGGCAGCGCTGGTAATTTAATCTCCGCAGCAAAGAGCGGTCAAGAAACAAGAACAACATTTGATTCGATCGACGTTACATCATCCATGGGACCCGCAGCCGGCACGTTTCAACTTGACTGGTCGGAAGATCGCGGCGTGACGTGGCGCGGAACTCGTCAAATCACTTTGCCACAACCGGGCACGCGACGCGCAATCGGCCGGAACTTCGGAACGGGGCGTCGACGGCAGTTCCGGTTGCAGTACAGCGGTGCACAAGCGCCATTTACGATCGACGAACTATTTGCTGTCACGTCGTCGGGAAATTAGCCCGTGGTCCAGAAGATACCACCACCACCCCCGATTGCAACTCGTGACCCAACGCTGAATCGGTGGTTGCTGGAACTCACCGCGCTGCTTAATTCGGCGGGCCTTATCGATACTGGCAGTGTCTCGGGACTCACGGCGACTACGGCGCAAGTGGGGGCAAACACTGCTGCTATCGTAGTGCTCAACGGCGAAGTGGCCACACTCAACGGTCAAGTCGCTACGCTTCAAGGCCAAGTTGCGACATTGCAGGGTCAAGTTGCGACATTGCAGGGTCAAGTTGCAACGCTACAAACTAACGGCGTGTTGCTGTTCGGTACTGG